AGAGTAATTGATTTTGGAGTATCGGTAAGTCGTATGCCAAGTGAAAAAGCCTTAAAAGAAATTCTTAAAATTATAAGAAATTCAGATTTACCTTTTGTCAGAATAGGGACTATGGGTGAACCTTGTCACGATTGGAGTTTAACTGTTTTGATGTGTAAATTTATTTGTCGTTACAAACCAGTTGTAATAATTACTAAACATTGGATAGCTTTAACTGATGAACAAATGAAACGATTAGGTCAATATAAAGTTATTATTAATACCTCAATTTCACCTTTGGATAGACCAGAACAAATAAAGTATAGATTAGAACAATATAAACGTTATAAGAAATTTGGAACCAGTATTTTAAGAATTGTAAGCTGTGATTTTAATTTAGAAAATACAGAAGGAAAAAGATTAAATAAAATTCAAAAAGATTTGTTCAAAAACAAAAATGTAATAGACAATCCTTTAAGGTGTCCAATTTCATACTATATGGTTAAAGAGGGTATAATTAAGGTAAAGAAAGTTTGGGACTTAAATAGTGAAGTCTATATGTCAAAATTTAATCCCGACACTTATGTAGGGCGTTGCGATGAGTGTCCTGAACTTTGCGGACTATTATTTGTTAAATAAATTATGACAGCACCAAAAGATTTACAAGAAGCTAAAGATAAAGGATTAAACAGACTAGAAGATACTGATTTATATAACAATTTACTTAAATGGGAAAGAAAATCACATCATAAACCTCAAGTAGGAAGACCTAAAAAAGTAGATACTAATGTTCTGCGGAAATTATATGAAGCATTTATAATTGGTGCAAGTGATGAAGAAGCCTGTTTTTGGGCTAATCTTGGATTAAGAACTCTATATGTTTTTCAAAAAGAATATCCTGAATTTCTGCAACTAAAAGAGGAGTGGAAACAAAATCCAGTAATAAAAGCAAGAAATACTATTTATAAAAATTTAGATAACCCTTTAAATGCTCAATGGTATTTATCAAGAAAAAAGAAAAATGAGTTTGCTGAAAGAACTGAACTAAGTGGAAGTAATGGAACTGACTTAAAAGGCTTAATTGAAATTAATTATGTCAAAAAAGAAGATTGATTTATCGTTATGGCAATCTGAAGTATCGCTAGACCAACATAGATATAAAATAGTTAATTGTGGTCGTAGAGCAGGAAAGTCTTTTTTAGTTTCTTGTGAAATGTTGAAATTTGGAACAGAAAATTCTAATGTAGATATTTGGTATATTTCCCCGACCTATAAACAATCTAAATCAATTATGTGGGAAATGCTTAAAGACATTATTCCATTAGAATATATTTCAAAAAGTAATGAAAGTGAACTTATAATTAATTTAATAAATGGAAGTAGGATTTTATTAAAAGGTGGTGATAAACCTGATAGTTTAAGAGGTGTAAAGATAGATTTTTGTGTCTTTGACGAAACTGCCTTTTTTTTAAGGTGGGAAGAGGTTTGGAAAGTAATTAGACCTACTCTTGTAGATAGTAAAGCTAATGTTTGGTTTATTTCAACTCCAAATGGTTTTAATCATTTTAAGACTTTATATGAAACTCAATCACCTGATTTTAAGTCTTTTCATTTCACCAGTTACGATAATCCGTATTTAGACTCTAAAGAAATAGACTCAATGAAACTAGAAATGGACGAAGATAGTTTTGCACAAGAAGTCTTAGGTGAGTTTAGAAAAATGTCAGGTCTCATTTATAAAGAATTTAATCGCGATATTCATTTAGTTAATATTCCTATTCATAAATTTACAAGTGAGTGGACATTTACTAGAGTATTAGACTTTGGTTTTGCTCATAAATCGGCTTTAGGTTATTTTGCTATTAGTCCGAACAAAGACGAAATTTATCTATATGATGGTATTTATGAGTCGGGTTTATTTGAAAGCCAAATAGCTGAAATTGTAAAAGAAAAAGATATAGGTAAACAGATAATTAGACCAGTAGCTGACTCAGCTCAACCTATGAGTATTGCTCAATTATTTCATTATGGGGTAAGGTTTGACCCTGTAGATAAGGAAACAGATAGTGTTAAAAATGGAATAGTCAGGGTAGCCGAACTTCTTAAGGTTAGACCAGATACAGGCAAACCTACATTAATGTTTAATAAGGATTTTACTTGGATAGCTGATGAGTTTGAAACTTATAGGTGGATAGAAAACAAAAGTAGTGATGGGGTAGTTAGGGAAGTTCCAGCTAAGATAAATGATGACGCTATGGATATGATTAGGTATTTTGCGGTAACTCATACTAATAGAGGGCAATCGGAAACCTTTGTTACTACTGAAAAGCTGTTAAAGGGTAAGGAGTCTTTTGAAGTTGGAGAAAGTGGAACTATACCTGCGATTAAAATTAAAGACTTCATAGGAGAACCTGATGAGTATTAAAAATGAAATAAGGACTCTTAAGCAGGAAATTGATAGAATAGTAAATAAGTCTGAGTGTCAATGTGGTAAGACCTTATTTTTCTATGATGATGAGTATATTTATATTAAATGTCGTCATTGTGGGGAAGTTAAAAAGTTTAAAAGATAATGCCTCACTAGCTCAAATGGCAGAGCAGAAGTTTTGTAAACTTCAGATTTCTGTTCAATTCAGGAGTGAGGCTCAAGTTATGTAATCAAGTGATATAATTATATAGAGACGCTAGACGTCCATTAATTATTCCAATTTATATGGACGAAAATATAATACCCTTTGAAGAAACAATAGAAACCCTTAAATCAGTTTTATCTTTAGATTTACCTGATGATGAGTTAGTCAAGGAAATTGATGACAATATTACTAAAGCCAAGACCGTTTGGGAAGAAAAAACAGTAGATTTAGGTGAAAAGAATTTTAGGTATTATCTTGGTAAACACGACATAAAAGGCGATAAGAAATTAATAGAAAATGTAATTTTTAGAAACACCGAAACAATTATTCCGATTATAACCTCAAGTACGCCAGAACCTAGAATATTCCACCCTAATAAAAAGTTTGCTGATAAGTTAAGAAAAATCTTAACTATGCGTTGGGAAGTGTTTGATAAAATGCTAGAAAAATCAAGAGTTTCAATTAGGCGTAACTTTTTATGGTATGTCGGAGTAATGAAAGTCAGATTTGATGAAGACTTAAATGAGATAGTTTGGGAAAATGTAAAGAACGACCACGTTATGATAGACCCCGATGGTGAGTTTGTAGTTCAGATAATAGACAATATGACCTTAAAAGAGGTTATAGACCTATACCCTAAGAATAAAGCTGACCTGCTTAAACTAGTGGGCGTTAAGGAGGGTGAAAAGAAACTTCTAGGTAGTAAGATTTCCTTTATTGAATACCATACTCCTGAATTTACTGTTTGGAAGTATAAAAGTATTATCTTAGACAAGCAGAAAAATCCTAATTGGGATTGGGGTGAAACTAGCGAAGTTAATGAAATGGGAATAGAGCAATCTGTGGCTTATAACGTTTTGAGTAAACCTAGTATGCCTTATATTTTCTTAAAGACTTTTAATGTTAATAGCGATATTTATGGTGATACTTCTTTAATAGAACAGGCAATTCCATTACAAGACTTAATTAATAAGCGAAAAAGACAAATAGATGAAAACGCTGATGAGGCTAATGGCTCTTTAGTCGCTTCAGGCGATTTTATTTCTAAAGAACAATTTGCGACCATTAAAGGTGTACCAAGAGAAAGAATATGGGTAGAAAAAGGCGATGCTCGTATGGCGGTTTCAAGAATAGCTGGTAATCCTTTACAGGGATATATAATGGACGATTTTATGATGACTAAATCTGAAATAGACAATATAATGGGAACTCACTCAACGACTAGAGGGGCTGGTTCTAATAGTGATACGGCTACTGAGGCGGTAATGGAGAAACAACAAGATTATGGTCGGATTGATGATTTAGTTAAGTCATATGAAGATTTTTGTGAAGATTATTTTAATATGACTTTACAAATGATGATGATACATTATCAAGACGAACACTTAATTCCCTTAGAGGGCGTTGATGATGTTAATTTAAATCGTGATTTATTAATTGAAGAATTTTCTAAAGTTTACAGATATAAAGATAATGAACTAAGAGGCGGAAAATATGAAGAAAGTAAAGAGTTTGTTAAGCCGATTGTTATGGTTAAAAGAGGTTCTACTTTACCAATAGACGATGTTAGTAGGCGTAATGACGCTATTAATCTTTGGAACGGTGGTGGTATTGACCCTCTATCCTTATATGAAGAACTTAATGACCCAAATCCTGAACTAAGAGCTAAAAGATTATTTATTTGGCAACAATCACCTCAAATCCTATTTCCTGAACTAGCTAAAGCTATGGGTGGCGGTGGTGGTAAACCTACTTCACAAGAACAATATACAGAAGGTATGATTAAAGATACAGAGGCGATTAAAAACGGGGAACAACCACCTGTTAATCGTGAACTACAAGAACCTCAAACAGCTCAAGCGCATATTCAGGGACACTCGGTTTATATGGATAGTGAAGACTTTACTAAACTAGACCCACAAATACAACAATTTTATATAAATCACGTTAAAGAAGAGGTTGCTTTTATTAAACAACAACAAAGTGGAACAGAACAATCAGAACAAACAGAACCACCAATAACAGAACAACCTAATACAGAACAAGAGCCTATGCCCGAAATTCCACCTGAAAGTCCAGAGGTAGTCCCAGAGTTACCTATTCAATAATTTATGAAAGAAATAGAAAAACTTAAAGAGAGGATAATGAAAAAAGTTGATAAGGATAATTTAAGGGTTAAGGCGCTTAAAAAATTAATTAAAAAATGAAAGTAAGTGAGTTAATGGAAATTTCTGATATTTTAGATAAAAGAGAAGAAGAACTATGTAAAAGGGAAAAAATATTAGAAGATAAGCAGAATACTCTCAAAAGTGCTTATAAAGAGTTTAAATTTTTATTAGAAAAATTAGAAAAATACTATGAGTAATATTCAAGCTAAAAGGGACGATAATTTTCAACCAGTAATAATGGGGGAAACTGATGACGCTAGTCGTGAAACCAGTCCATTAGTAGTTGACCCTGTTACTAAAAGGCTTAAAGTAACTGCAACTGTAAGTGATAATGCATTACCAACTGGTGCTGCTACTGAAGCTAAACAAGATACCATAATCACTCACTTACCATTAAATGAAGTAGGTAGAATTAAAACATCAAATCTCCCAGCAGATATTACCCCAGTTACAGGAACCATCACAGCTAATGCTCAAACTATTCCAGTACCAACAGATAGAGTTTCAAATGTTATGGCTCATTGTTACGGTACGTTTTCAACAGTAAACTGTACATTTGAAGGTTCATTAAATTCAACTAATGGAACTGATGGAAATTGGTTTACTATTCAAGCTGCTAGAACAAGCACAAATACAGTAGAAACAACTACTGGAAACTTATCAGCTGCACCTGCTTACGGATGGGAACTGTCAGTTAATGCTTTGAGGTATATGAGGGTAAGAGCCACCGCCTTTACTTCTGGAACACAAAGTTGGGTGTTTACTCTAGGTTCTTATGCTACTGAACCAATCCCAGCTATTCAAACACACGCTGTTACTTTGGGTGCTGCTGCTACTGCCATTGCTAAGGCTGAAGATAGTGCTAGTGCTAGTGCCAATGTAGGTGTACCACCTATGGTAGTTAGAGCTGATACTTTACAAGCCAATGCTGGTACAAGTGCTAATGGTGATTATGCTTTTATGTTTTGTGATGTTGATGGGCGTGTCTATACCAACTCAATGATTACTGGTAAGACAAGTGATACTACTTTCCAAACACCAAGAGTAGATGATACTACTCACACACTTCAAACGATAGATTATTCTCATCACGAAGTACACGCTGGAAGCTCTTTTTATTACCACGATGTTATCGCTTTGGGAAATGGTGCTATTCAAGACTATTTGATTACAGTCCCAGATACGACCAAATGGCCTCACTTTGGAATTGAAATTGATTTTAACGAAGCCGCTGGAGTAGTTGAAATCTACGAAGCCACAGATAAGGTAGGCACGACTCCACAAACTGTATTTAATAGGGATAGAAATAGTGCGACTACTGCCACTACAACTGTTCATAAAGGACAAAGTGGGGGAACGACAGATGGAACAAAAATCTTTTGGAAAAGAGTAGGGGCTGGTAAAACTTCTGGCGGTGTTGCTGGAACAGCAGAGGAAAGGATTTTAAAACGAAATACAAAATATATTCTAAGGCTAACCAACACCTCAACCAGTACAAATAATGCTACTGTGGTTATTAGGTGGTACGAACACACGAACCGTACTGCTTAATGCTATAATAACTTATGAAAAAAATTAGTGATGACTTAATAAATAGACTTATAAATGCTTTAATTAGTACAGTTGGGCTTACCTATGTGCAAGTCCAAAATCTATTAAACGAATTGACAAAATTAGAAAGTATTGAACAAAATGGAAAATCAAGTAAGTGAAACTAAAGTTTTAGATTATTTAAAGAATAAATACCTAAATAACGCTACTAGCGCCCCTCTAACAAACGATACTTCTAAAAAGAGTAAATTACCTATTGGTGAAGAAAGTGATGGTTCTGGTGAAGAAGCTGAAAATACTTTTTTATTAAATAAACTTGAAACTATTCAATCCGAGCTATCAAAATGGTTAGAAATTCTTAAAAGTAAGATTAAAAGTTAAAAATTAATAATACATTATGACAATAACTCCAAGTCAAATAAAACACGGTAAGGATTTATCCGACCACTTAGAAAACGTTAAAAAAGAGGAAGAAGCTAAAAAAAGAACTGAAGATTGCCAAAAAGAACTATCAGAAGTTCTTAAAAAGTATAATTGCGCTTTAGATGCAGTTATGATATTAAGCCGAAATGGTACTGTTCCGCAAATAACTATCGTGGCGCAATAGTGATATAATTAATCAAGTTATAAATTCTCACGTCGCTCCGACGTTAAAGGAGTAGAGAATATGTTAAATCAAAATGTTGAAGACACCGACCTTAATTTAGAAGTTAAAGACACCGAAATAGAGGAAGAAAAGGAAAACAGTGATGATAAAGGTACAGACAACTGGAAGGACAAACAAAAAGTCCCATACCGTAGATTAGAAGCTCAAAGCAGAAAAGCCCAACAGTTAGAGGCAGAACTAAATGACCTAAAAAGTAAGTTTGAAACTCTAACTCAAAAAGAAAGTAAACCCTCGGGTACGTGGGATAATCGTATCAAAAACGCACAGAGTTGGGACGAAGTTTTTAATGAGCTACCTAAACAGTTCCTTGAAACCTTACTAGAAAACCCAGAGATGAAAAATAAGTTTCTTTCGTCTATTAAAAATGAACTTAAAAGTGAAGAAAAACAAGTAGAGGAAAAAGTTAATAGAGAAATAGAAGACCTTTGGGATAAAGATATTATCACTACTAAAGACCAAGAAAATAGAGTTATAAAATACGCTATTAAAGAGTCTGAAGAAAGTGGTCAATATATTCCTTTAGCTGTCGCTGTTCGTATGATGAAAAAAGAAAATGTTTGGGATAAAAAAGTAGAAGACAGAAAAGACGCTAATAGTAAAGTAAGACCTGGAACTTCAAGTAGCCAAATTAAAGACGAAGAAAAATCTAGTTATAATAGATTTAAACACGATAGCATAGACGCTATTATTGCTGACGCAGCCTCTAAGTTTGATAAATAGTTATAATTTAATTTTAAAAAAATGACCTTTGATGATTATATTCAGACAATTACACAGGACCAGATAGTACCTAAAATTGTAGATACTGTTTTGGCTGGAAATGTGATTGCTCTCCGTTTCCTCTCTAACGGTAAGCCCTGGAGTGGTGAAACTTTAAAAGTTCCTTTCAAATACCAGAAATCTAGTTCTGGTGGTGCGTTTGATGGTTTTGATACCTTTAATACGACCAAATACAATACTCGTTCAAAAATGTCTTTTAACCCAACTGGTTATTATCAATCAGTTACGATGGACGGTATGAGTGTGGACGTAAACCAAACCCCAGCTCAAGTTCTTGATTTAGTTAAAACAGAAATGGAAAGTGCTATGGAAGATATGCTTGATAGCGTTGGTTCTTTATTTTATACCGCACAAGCAGGTAAAGCTTTCCTTGGACTTCCTGACATTGTTGATGATGGTACAGTTATTACTTCTTATGGTGGGCAACTAAGAGCTACCTATGAAGGACTTAAAGCAACTAAAACTGCTTCTGGTGGTTCTATTACTCTTGCTAAAATGAGAACTCTCTATGACTCCTGTCAAGTTGGTCAGCATAAACCTACTTTGGGTATTGCTAATGAAACAGTTTGGTCTTTAATTGAAAGCCTTTATGCTCCAACTGTAAGAGCTAACTATGACGCTATGGGATACCCACAAGTAACCCGTTTCGGAGTAGTTGCTTCACAGGGTGCTTTAAAAGGTGAAGTTGGTTATGATGCTCTATATTTTAGAGGTATGCCTATCGTTAAAGACGAAAAGTGTACTGCTCAATATTTGTATTTCTTGAACGAACCCTCTATCCAATGGTATGGTTTGAAATCACACAAATACAATAATGTTGATTTAAGTGCTAAGTTCCACGAGGGTAATGAATACGATGGTCCAGGTGTTCCAAAGTCTTTCGGCTTTGCTTGGACTGGACTAAAAGAACCTATCAATCAATATGCTGAAATTGGACAAATCTTGTTAATGGGGCAACTCATTGGTAAGAATCCAAGACTTAATGGCGTTTTGACTGGTATTACAACTGCTTAATCTTAAGTAGTCGGTTCTAACTCTGGGGTGGGAAACTGCCCCAGAGCAACCGTTTTGACTATAAGCTGTTGCTATTTATTAGTTTTTCGCCTTTTACCTTGAGTTTAAAGACTACAAGAGAGGGAGAAAGAAAAAGGAAAAATTATGTCATCTATATATATTGAAGACTATATCCCAGTAATTAAATGGGAAGGACTTAATACTGCTAAAGCAGTTACTATGGGTTCTACTCTAGCTGTTACTGGTGCTATCACCGCTTCTGGTGGTGTCGCTGGTGCTGTGGCTGCTACTACTTTAAGTGCTAGTGGTTTAGTTACTATTCCAAATCCAAGAGTTAAAGT